AGGGCGGCCTGCTGGGCGCCCGAGCCGGTCCCGGTCGTGACCGTGACCGTCATCGCCGCGGACGAGCCGACGACGGCCCACCACATCGCGGCCTGGCCGTCGACCGTCGGAGCGACGCCTCGGTGCTTCCACCCGACCAGGTTGTAGGTGAGGTGGCCGCCGAGCGAGTCGGTAATGCTGGGCGCGCCAGGGTCCGATGCGCCGCCGGTGTTGCCGGCCCAGCCGATCAGCAGCAGCGCCCCGGCCGGCGGCGTGAAGCTTGCCGTCGCCACGGTCGCGGTCGTCCCGCTGGTCTGGGTGGTGATGGCCGGGGACGAGCCGTCGATCGCGAGCGCCACGACTCAGCCCCCCGCCGCCCTGGCCGCGCTCAGCCCGCGTACGTCACGCCGGTCACGTTCTTCGCGTTGGCGAAGTAGTTGCTGGACCCGCCAGGTGCGAAGGTGCCGTGCGACACCGCCCACAAGCCGCTCGCACCGCCCAGGTCCGCGAACGTGTCCCGGAGCAACTTCACGTCGCCGGTGCTGACCGAGCCGGTGATGCCGATGCCGTTGAGGTACGCGTCGGTGTGGGCCGCGTCGTCGAGCCAGAGTTTGAGTGCGCGCACGTCGTCGAGGGCCTTCCACAGCGCCACGACGCGCGCGCCCGCCGTGTTGTTGACGTCCGTCGCGGTGACCGGGTAGCCGACGCTCACCGCCTAGACCTCGATCTCAATGTTGAGCCGGATCTGGTGGGACGCGGGCAGTGTGTTGCCGATGTTGACGAACGCGATCCCGTTCGCCGTGCCGAGCGTGCAGATCAGTTCTTCGGTGAACTCGTACGGCAAGTCCAAAGTGGACTGGGTGTTGAACGGGATGACCGCGATCGGGTTCGCTGCGAGCGTCGGGCCGGTGGTGCCGATGGTCGTGGCGGTGGTCGCGATGACGCCGACGGTCGGGTCGGTCTGCAGCGTCCACGTCTCGTACGGCTGCCCGAGCACGGCGGCCGCGAGGCCGGTGCCGGCCGGGGCGACGGTCTGCCGGTAGACGCCGACGGAGATCTGCTGTGACGTCGGGACCGACGCACCGCCGATGACGCCGAGCTGGAGCCGGCGCAGCCGGTAGCCGGCGGTCGCCGAGGCGCCCCAGTAGCCGATGTAGCCGTTGACGGTGGTGGTGGCGTTGACGCCGGCCAGTTGGGCCGCCTGCGACAACATGGTGGCGCCATACCGGGCCATGGATTCACTCCTGCGTCAGTTGGTGAGCGTTGTGGCGACGGGCACGACGGTCCAGTGCCAGTCGGGGTCGGGGAAGCTGTACTGCGGCTGGCCGGCGGTGCCGTATGTGGTGCGGACCACGTCGAGGATGTCCTTGCGGCGCTGCCGGTCCCAGGTGACGCTGTGGTCGTCGGCGGACTCGGACGCTGCCCCGTCGGGGTTCCGGAACGCGATCGCCGCGAGTTCCAGGGCCCAGGCGAACAGCCGGTCGTCGACGGTGTCGAAGACGGTGAGGCCGGTCGCCGACATGAGCCAGCCGGACGCGACACGCCGAGCCACTGTGGCGCTCGACGTGTCGACGGCCTGCTGCACGTACGAGGCGAATTCTTCCATGGTGAAGAGATCCGCCATGACCTACCTCAGCTTCCGAACTCGGCGATGAGGTCGGCCTTCGATGTCAGTTCCGCCACGGCCCGCGCATCCTCTTCGGAGACGTCATCAGACCGGCGGGAGACCGCGTAGACGACCCAGTCCTGCTTGGGCGCGTAGTCCTTCGGCCGGCCATCGAGAAGCGGCGGGTCGGCGGTCGGCGGGTCGGGAGGCGGAGCCGCCACGGCGGCGACCTCCAGCGGTTCGAGGGCGCCCTTGGCGGCGAGCCGCTTGATGTCGGCGGGGTCTGCGGACGGCGGTGTGATGCCGCCCTCGCTGAGACCGCGGATGGTGGGCTTGCCCGAGGCGTCGTCGAGCACCTTGAGCGTCACGTAGGCCCAGACAACCCGGTGGGGTGGCGTGGTCACGTGTGCATCACCACCTTGACGACGTTGCCGGCGGCGGTGGTCAGCGCGGTACCGACGACCTGCTGGAATGTCCCGGCACCGATGGTTGCCACCACACCCGCAGCGCCGGCGGCCACCTTCGCGCCGGCGGTGATGGCGCCGCTGGACGCAATGCTGAGCACCGGCCCGAAGCACAGCATCCGCACCGGGGAGGCGCTGGCCGCGCCGACCAGGGCGAGGCCGACGACCGCGGTCGACGCGGCTCCGGCCGGGCCGACCGTTCCGTCGCCGGTGACCTCGAGGAGCTGGTCTGCGGTGACGGTTGCCGAGGCCGTCGACCCGGAGTAGATGTTCTCCGCGCCCTCGTGCAGGTGGTTCGCGTGTCGTGTGACCCAGTTCGAGATGACCGGCATCAGCTCACCGCACCGGTGATTTCGTAGCCTGCCCCCGGCTCCTGCACGACCGGAACCGTCTTGCGCCGGCCCTGAAGGTCCCAGGCGTCCTGGCCCTCCTTGCGGATGGACTTGACCTGCACGGCGAGGTCGGACACCGAGTAGCCGGGCGCGCCGTCCATCTCGTCGGCCATGCCGCCGAGCTGCGTGGAGTCCACGATCCAGGCCCGGGTGACGACCGGCAGGTTCGGGGTCTTGATGACCCTCAGGCCGGCGATCGTCTCGATCGTGCCCGAGTAGACCGGGTTGTCGGTCGTCTCCCGCTTCCTGGCCTGCAGGATCGTGTCGTTGACCATGAGGTACGTGTAGGCCTTCGGCGACACGACGAGAGTGTCGGGCTTGTAGCCGAGGTTGAGGTCCTCGATCGCCTGGATGCCGAGCAGGATGTCGGTCAGCGGCTTCGCCGTGGCGACGGTGTCCCAGGCCACGACAGCGGCGACCTCGGCGGTGATCGCAGTACCGATGGCCGCCATCGCGACGGCGTCGACCTGCTTGATGACGGAGTTGACGACCTTCTGCAACGCCCGGTCGACGGCGGAGCCCGGGTATGCGGTGCGGGCGATCTCCTCGTCCGTCACCATCACCTTCTGGCCCCACTTGGCGATCGCCGCGACCGCGGCGGTGCCGGTGGGCAGGTTCGCGTACGGGTATTCCGAGCCGGCACCGACGGCCTCGACGGACCGGTCGGTGACGAACGGCTCGGACATGTCGTAGAGGATCGCGCCGCCGGAGGAGCGGAAACGCTGCGTCAGCAGCTGGTCGGCGACGAACCGCAGTTCGCGGAACGTCCGTAGGCGACGCTGGAGCCGGGTCGGGTCGGACAGGAAACGTGAGATGGCCAGCGAGTCACCCGTGAGGACGGGCGCGCCGGCCGGGAAGGAACCAGGCACGGTCTACTCCTCTCGGGTTTACCGACGGCCCTGGACGCGCAGCTTCAGCGGGGAGCCCGCAGCTGTCGTCGCGGCGACGCCGATGAGGGTCGCCGCCGCGGCTGCGGTGGCGATGGTGGCGGTCTTGACCTGACCGGCAGTGTCGGAGACGACACCCGCGAGGGCGGTGATGGCGCCGGACGCGACGAGCTCGTGGACGCAGCCCTCGATCGGCCAGACGGTGACCCGGGCACCCGATGCGGCGTCGTGCGCGGCGACCCCGCACACCGCGGTCGAGTCGGCGCCGGACACGGTGACGACGCCGGACGCGGACCAGATGAGGACGTTCCCGCCCGTGACCGCACCCGCAGTGGTGGCCGTGAACGGGCCGATGAGGCCGGAGTAGATCGGTGTGTAGTCAGCCACGGCCGTTCTCCTTGCGGGTCGGCGGGAACAGCCGCGAGAACTCGGCGTCGTACATCGCGTCCTCGGCGTCGGTGTCGTAGCCGGACGCGGTCACCGGCACCAGGCCGGCGGACAGGGAGCCGATGAGCTCCTTGGTGCCGGCCGGGTCGGCCTTCCACAGCAGCTCGTAGTGCGCGCGGCGGGATGGCGGGAACTTCCCGGCCTTGACGGCGCTGGCGATGACCGTGTCGCGGTCCTGCTCCTCGAGGCGCTGGTGCAGCTCCCGGGCCTGGACCATGCCGGCCTGGAACTCGGCGAGTTGCGTGGCGTCGATGGTGACGACGCCGCCCCGGGCCGCTGCTGCGGCTAGGCGCTGGTCACGCTTCTGTGCGGCGGAGGCGGTGACGAGTTCCTTCGCCGGCTCCGGGGTGAAGTCGAACAGCATGTCCGAGTCGTCGTCGGGCGGAGCGGGACTCTGCGGCGCGAAGCCGGCCGCGATGAGCGCCGCCTCCACGTCCTCTTCGGACGCGTCGTCCGGGAGCCCGGCCAACGCCTCCCTGTACTTGGCCAGGTTCATCCCAGCTCCTTCGGTGTGTGGGATCTCCGCCGGTGGGGCGGGAGTTTTGGGTCGGGCAGCAGAAAGCCCCGCACTGGGCGGGGCTTCGGTGGCGGCTTCGGGCGGTTCGACGGGGTCATCCGGTGGGGCGGAGGCGAACACGCGCTGCGCCGACGACGCGGCGAGGGCCGACTGCAGGTCGGCGAGGGAGCGGATGTTGCGGACCGCCGGCGGGGTCACGCCGAGGAAGGCGAGCGCGGTCAGCACGAGGGAGTAGGTCCGGCCCTCGTACTCGACGTTGCGCCAGCCCTCGATCGACCGGTTCGGCCAGCGCTTCGGAGCCGACGCGGCCAGCCACTCCGGCATGTCGGTGATGTCGCCGCGCAGGACCGGGCCACGCTCGTCTTCGAGGTAGTGGACGTTGCGGACGTTGCCGAAGGCGGGTTCGCCGTCCCACCGGTCGTCGACATGGCCGATCTTGATCGGTACCGCTTGACCGCCGGTCGCCTCGTAGAAGGCGGCGGCGTCGACGAGGTCCTGGACGGTGAACCGGCCGTCGCCCGTGGCGACCTTCCAGTCGCCGGGCCGTGCGAGCTCCACGTTGCGCAGGTCCGAGGCGGCGGCCTTCACCTGGTCGGCGAAGTCGATGCCGTACTTCTTGCCAGCAGCCAGGATCCGGGACTTGATGCTCGACAACTGCTCGGCGGTGTACATCGCTGCGTTCTTCGGCATCGATATGTACGCGAGGGCACTGCGGCAGTGGGCCTCTGAATCGAGTGGGTACCGTTTCTTGCCGTCCGACTGATAGCCCAGATCGGCGTACTCGACGTCCCCGTACGGCTGCTGCGGATCAGCGGCTGCCGCGCGCGTCGCCTTCTTGGGCGCCGGCTTCGCTGCGCCCAGCTGGGCCAGCAGCGCCGGAGTGACCTTCCCGTCGACGGGGAGCCCGAGCTGGTGCTGTGCCCGGCGGACCGCCGCCGTCGTCTTCGGCCCCAACTTCCCGTCGTCCTTCAGCGGTTTCCCGGCGGAGTCGGTGAGCCCGAGCCGGTTCAGGGCCTGCTGGAGTTTGTGGACCCGCGGGTCGCCGTCGGGCGAGCCGTATCCGGTGCCCCGGTTCGTCTTCGGGTCGTAGGACAGCGTGCCGTCGTCGTGCGGCTTCGGTGCGGCCTTCG